TGAATCGCTCAAAGCGGCTTAGGTTCGGCTCGTTGAAGTGGGAATCCCCGTCCTTCAGGGCGGGGAGCTGTCAATCAGGCGCCAGCGGATTGGCCTGGCAACGGTTGGGCATCGAAGCGGGTTCACTTTTGCGCATCCATGGGCTTCGGTACCCGACCCGTTCCCTTATACCTGTATTTTTCCGCAGATACGTCAGCCCCCACCACACGGTGGGTTATTTCAAAACATAATGACAGAATGGACACTTTCTGAAAGAAACATGCCAGATAATATGATGAATTGTGATCGCTATTGCAATAGCAACATATGGAACTTACTTTTAAGGCGTTAAAAAGCCAGAGCGTTTTTCCATAACAGATGTTGATAAAGGATTTTAATGAATATATCATCAAGCAGAATTAATTTTTCCACCATTCCCTTCCAGGTTAAAAAATTAGTTAAAACTATCCATGAGCGTACGAAAAATCGGTTCTCCTCAGAAATAACCAGCGTTAAAAACACACCTATATCTTTAAATGAAAAATTTAAAATAGGAAAGGACTCACCGATTGAATTCGCGTTACCACAAAAAATAAAAAAATTCTTTCATCCGAAAGATAAAAACACCTTAAACAAAACATTGATTACTGTTAAAAATATCACTGACACAAATAACACCTGTAAGAAAAATATTTCAGCGGAAGATGTCTCAAAAATTACTACAGCATTCATGCATAAGAATATTGCAAATCAATCACGTGATTATAATTACAGAGTGACAGGTGCGGCCCCACTCCCCGGTGGAGTCTCTGTATCAGCCAATAACAGGCCAACGGTTTCTGAAGCCAGAACACCACCAGTATCACCCTCCCTCTCACTTCAGGCTACGTCTTCCCCGTCATCACCTGCCGAATGGGCTAAGAAACTCACGGATGCAGTTTTACGACAAAAAGCCGGAGAAACTCTCTCGACCACAGAACTTGATTTTTCAGGCGCAGATTTCCGTTACATTTTATTCAGTGAAATATTGCCTTCCAGCTTCATGGAGCGAGACGGCGATATCCTTAAGGGGTTCAACTTTTCAAATTCAAATTTCGCTCATTCTGATATATCTGATTTACATTTTGACGAATGCCGGTTCACTTATTCGACACTGCGTGGTGCAATCTGCAGCAATACGAAATTTAGTCATTCAGATATGAATAATGCGTTTTTACAGTATTCAGTTTTTACACAACAACAGCCCTCTTTTATTAATACAACATTAAAAAATACGTGTATGCATCACAAAGCAAACCTCTCTGGCGTTATTTTAAATGAACCGGATAATTCATCACCTCCGTCAAAATCAGGGGGCGGAGATTTTATTCGTTTAGGTGATATCTGGATACAAATGCCACTCCTTTGGACTGAGAACGCTGTGGATGGATTTTTAAATCATGAACACAATGATGGTAAAAGTATTCTGATGACCATTGACAGCCTGCCCGATAAATACAGTCAGGAAAAAGTCCGGGCAATGGAAGACCTGGTTAAGTCATTGAGGAGTGGCTGCTTATCAGAGGCACATATCCGGCCAGTTGAAAGTTCGCTGGTAAGCGTGCTGGCCCACCCCCCCTATACGCAAAGTGTACTTATCAGCGAGTGGCTCAGGCCTGTTAAGGAAAGTTTTTTTGCCCATCAGTGCCAGACCTATAATGACGTTCCCCTGCCAGCTCCTGACACATATCATCAGCAGCGCATACTGCCTGTGCTGCTGGATTCGTTTGACAGGAACAGCGCCGCCATGACCACTCACAGCGGATTCTTTAATCAGGTGATTGTACACTGTATGACAGGCGTGGACTGCACTGATGACATCCGCCAGAAAGCCGCGGCTCTTTATGAGCGGTATCTTGCTCACCCGTTGGTGTCTCCGCACATCAATAATGGGCTGTTCGGCGATTATGACGGCAGCCCGGACTGGACAACCAGCGCTGCAGATAATTTCCTGCTGCTCTCCTCCCGAGCTTCTGACACGGCGATGATGCTCTCCGCTGACACACTGTCAACGATGTTAAACCCCAAACCTGACACTGCATGGGACCGCTTTTACCTGCTGAGAGGGGGAGAGAACGTCTCCACCGCGCAAATCTCTCCGGAAGAATTATTCCGTCATGACTTTCCGGTGTTTCACACCGCATTTAATCAGCAGGCCCAACAGCGACGCTTTGGGCAACTGATTGATACCATCCTAAGCTCTGAAGAACACAGGGAGCTTAACCGGCAGTTTATTGCCGCCACGAAACAGAAATATTCCGACGTGAAGTTTGTTGATGCCCCTTCACAGTCACGTCTGAACGCTGTTTTTGAATCCCTGCTTCCTGAAGGTAAACTCAGCCCGCCACACTACCAGCATATCCTCAATGCTTATCACCTGACTGATGCCACCCCACAGAAACAGGCGGAAACCCTGTTCTGTCTCAGTACCGCATTCGCACGCTATTCCTCCAGCGCTATTTTCGGCACTGAACACGATTCTCCGACTATCCTGAGAGGCTATGCGGAGGCGCTGATGCAGAAAGCGTATGAACTGTCTCCGGAAATATTCCCGTCCGTAGACAAGCTTACCGACTGGTCCAACCGTTTTCACGGCCTCCATAATGCCTTTACCTGTACCAGCGTTGTGGCGTATGATATGCAACGTCATGCCCGAGAACATTTCCCGGGTGTTCTGTCATCCATCCTGCCACTGGCCTGGGCGTAATTTGACACTCCCCTCCCTAAAGGAAGGGGATTCTTGGTTAGTTAGAAGATCAAGGGCACGCCTTATATCCCCGACCCAAAAGGACGGGGTTTTACGGCGCTCTCGGATAAGTCTTGCTAAAAAGCCCATCTGGGTGGGCTTTAATTATAATCTTGACCCGTCCTGAATAGCGTTGACACGTTCCAGACTTAAATCCGGAGAACGTGATGATGACTGAGTTCAAACGCACCCAACGCGATTATCCTCTATCCTTTAAAATAGCCGTCGTTGAGCAGGTCGAAAAAGGCGAGATGACCTATAAACAGGCCCAGCAGCGATATGGCATTCAGGGGCGCTCCACCGTACTTGTCTGGCTGCGTAAATATGGCCGGCTTGACTGGAGACCCGGACTTCCTGACCTGGTGAAGAGGAAACTGCCTGTGGCTCAGACAACTATCCCGCTTACACCCGAGCAAAGAATCAGGGAACTTGAAGAACAGCCTGAGCTGGCAAACCAGAAAGCTGAGTTTTTTGAGTCCGTTATCAACGTCCTGAAAAATGATTACGGGGTAAGTGTTGTAAAAAAGCGGCCCGGCAAGTCCTCACGCAAAGTCAGGCCCCCAAAATAACAGTTACGCGTGCATGTCAGTTCCTGGGGCACAGCAGACAGGCGTGGTACCAGTACAATACAAGATGTAATAAACGGCAGGAGCATCATGCTCAGGTTCTTGATTTTGTTGCCCGTACCCGGTGCCGTCAGCCGCGAATCGGTACGCGTAAACTGCACTATCTGCTGAACATGCAGGCTGATAAGACGCTGAATATCGGACGGGACCGTCTGTTTAACCTGCTGGGTGAATACCGGCTCCTGGTACCCGTGAAACGGGCATATCACAAAACCACCAACAGCCATCATCGCTTTTACCGGCATCCTAATCTGCTGAAACCCGGCCCTGAACAGGTTACCGCCCTTGAGCCAGAGCAGGTCTGGGTCGCCGATATTACTTACCTTCCACTACGCAGCGGCACAGCCTGTCTGAGTCTGGTCACCGATGCCTGCTCCAGAAAAATCGTGGGTTACCATGTGGGAGAAAACCTGCAGACTGAAAATGTGGTAAAGGCGTTCAGGCAGGCTCTGAGGCGAAGAAAAACGACAGGTCCGCTGGTACATCACTCTGACAGAGGACTGCAATACTGTTCGGTACTTTATCAGTCAGTTCATGAGCGAAACGGAATAACCTGTTCAATGACCGATGGTTACGACTGCTACCAGAATGCGCTGGCTGAGAGAATAAACGGGATACTGAAAAATGAGTTTTTACTCTCGCGTCCTGCAGACCTGGCACAAGCCCGGGAAATGGTAAAAGAGTCCGTGGCAATTTATAACCATGAACGGCCACACCTGGCCCTGAAATACAAAACGCTCGATGATGTTCATCAGGCGTTTTACAGACAAAAAACTGTCAACCTATATCAGGACTAGTCATCTACCATCCCGCCAACCCGCCCAGCGGGTTAAGTACGGGTGTATTGAAGTACCTGTTACATCAGAGGTGGCGGGGATTTCTCGCTGCCGGGTCTCTTACTCCTCAGACTCGTAAGCCGTGAAGACAGCGGCCTCCGCCTGTCCGTACAAAGTTCATATTCATCTGATAATGTTTAATCAGATTCTATCTTAAGGTAAAACAATCACGTTCGGTATTAAAAAAACATTCGCTCTTTCTAACTATCATATCACCACGGATAGGCTCCTGACTCAAAGGGTGTTTTAACTCCAGGGACAGTACGTCGAAGAATGCCTCTTTATCAAATAAGTGACAAACATCTGAACGTGATGATGCTTTAACAAAAATACCGTTTTTTGGAATAGCCATCGTTATCGGACATATTAAATATTCTTCAGAACATGCAAAACTTCCTGATTCAACCTGAAAATTACATAAATCAATCTTCCATGAAATTTTTAATTCGTTTGCCAGCTTTTTTGCATTGCCCTCCCTTGCTTGATAAGTAAGAGGATGCAACCCCGGTTCATACAACGGAACCACGTCAAATAAGCCTTTATCGGGCCGATGGCATACCTGGTATAGCGCATCACATAGTTGCACCTGAATTTCAGTCGGCCCAGTCCCGCCATCAGGAGGTCTGGCTGCATTACGTATACTGTCGAGCATATCCAAAGGATATGTTTCTATGTACCCATCAAAGGTATGTAAACGTACATTTGGAAAACTTAATGGCATATTTTATTTCCTTTTATATTATTAATATCAAAAATACAGCAGCTATTAATTTCTTTTAAAAAGATACCTCACATCATCTCACTAGCATCCATCCAGTGCTGATACTTAAATATCCTCAAGGTTTTAATATCTTTAATGCAACGCTTTCAATCATATTTAGGACACATTCCATTTAGTCTGCTGATTATTCACACGTAGTTTCATACGGGACTCAGCTCCTCCTTCCTGGTATTTCATTTTCATGCAGATTTCACTTCCCGGTAATTTCCCCATTGACTGCTCCCCGCCCTGAAGGACGGGGATTCCCGGAGGCATTTTGATGATTGCCGGAGCCGGGTTTCACTTCGTGATGCCTGCAGGAAACTTTCTGTTTAACGCCCCTCGCCAGGACTGTTAAACAGGTTCATACTGAACGCCAGATTTTCGGCATTCCATTCTCCACCATCCACAGGGGATGCCATAAACTTACTAAATGTGGTAAACCCGGTCACATCCGCCCTTCGCTCGGTGATAGTCTCCACCGGCAGCTGTGTTGTGCCTTCGGTTATCTGATAACGCAGCCGGTTTTCCGGCGCTATAGAGTCCCGATAAACTACATTCAGCGCCACGCCCAGTATCGCCTTCCCTGTACTGTCCGGCAGCTCAAACGTCACGCTGGCCGGTTGCGCCACCGGCTTCACCGCCAGCACCCCCATATCATTATTCGGGTCCAGCGTGTTCAGTGCAGTGACAATATCCTCACCGTGAGTGTTGCTGTGCCGGTCCCCCTCGTAAGAGGCTACTTTAAATGGCTCCAGCGTAAGATTACCCAGCAGATGCGGCGTTACCGTGTGGTCGCTGTTATAATCCAGTTGAGCAATATAAATATCTCCGACCATAAAGCTGAAACCATCCTCTTTCACCGGGTTGAATACTGACCCGACCGTCAGTGCAAAAGGGTATTCACCGTGACTGCCAGCCATTGTCAAAGTAAGGTTTTCCACAGGCTGGCGGCTGACATACACCTGTACAGTTGCATTTACCTCCTGACTGTCCGTGCTTATTACCAGCTCATAGTACGCGCTGGTTTCCTCCGTTGCTGTTCTGACACTATTCACCCTTGTGGGCGCAGTCCCATTTCTTGGTATCGATAACATAGTAGTGTTCACCTGCGAGAGTACTACCGGCTTCTGACTCATGCGGAAACCTACCTGTATGGCCCGCGCCTTCAGATCCAGCATTCGGGGGAGCAGTTCCAGCGTGAATGTTGCTGCAGACATGTTTTTCTCTGTCTGCGCCTGCAGGCCATAAAATGTATTGCCCTGCACCATCATACTGCCTGTCCGGATAACCGACTTTCCTGGCACAATGTCCCTGAAAGCGGTAATGCCGCACCGTTTCAGGGCCTCCACCGGCTCCCCGGTAATCTCACCTGGCGTTATCTGTTTAAATCCGACCAGCGTTCTGATGTCCAGTACTGTCAGGGGATTAACTGTATTCGTCAACTCACACCTCTTTTGTCACTAAAAGAAAACCGTAGAGACTTTTCACCGGTTTAACCAGTGTGTCCCCACCACTCAGGACCGCTCCACCGACAGTCCTGACGGGCACGTTAAGCATAAGCCCTCTGCTGACGGCCTCCCCCCGCAGAGACCTGACCACCACCGATAATCCTGTGTTCTGCATCACCGAGCCATACACCTGCCTGACGGAAATGAAGGTATCAGGGGTATACCGGTTACCGCTGAGCAGTAACATAAACATACTGACCTCCTTACGTTATTCGCCTTAATATCCTCCACGTCCTAAAGGACGTGAAGGATGTCAAACTGCCATTGCCATAGTGCCTGTCAGTGTTTCTCCATCCCACAGCACCGTGATGACAGTTCGGGATGCGGACAACTGCGGAGTATCATTCTGCGACCAGTTAAGATTTTCCGGCCAGGTGATGGTCCCCCCCTGCCCCCGGAAAACCAGCGCCAGCACCATCGCCCGCCCTTCAGGTAAGCGGGTAAACGTCACCGTGTTATCCTGTGTGCCATCCAGGATGAATAACTGGTGTGACAGTGCATCGACCATGCCGGCTGAGGAGGACACGGCTACATCAAAAGCCCCCTGGCGCACCCACACTTTGTTGCGCCGCACATAACATATACTGTCTTCAGGCGCTTCCGTTACCGTTATTGAGGCAGCGGCCTCTTGCGCAGCAACTTTGGCTGCATCAGCCTTCGTGGCTGAGTCAACAGCGTCTGCTGCACTTTCTGCCGATGCTTTTTCTGACATAGCGGCAGCCTGCTCACTTTTCCGCGCGGCAACCGCATTATTCTCAGACCTGCGACTGGCCTGAACTGCGCTCTCTTTTGCGGCTTCAGTCTGCGTGGCTGTAGCTGCAGCAGCTGCAGCACTTTCCGCTGATACCTTTTCTGACATAGCGGCAGCCTGCTCACTTTTCCGCGCGGCAGTGGCACTGCCTGAAGCACTGTCTTCTGCCTCTCTGGCTTTATCAGCACTTTCTCTGGCCTGCGATGCCAGCTCCTGAAACAGCTTCATAGCCTCGCTGGTCAGGTCTTCATCCTTCACCGCACGCAAGTAATCATTCAGTGCCCCGTCCGGTGAGTCAGGCCGGACCTCAATGTTCCCGACCAGAGCTGGTGGAAAGCCTTCCACCGCCAGCGTCACGGCATAGTCTCCGGGCTGTGCATCAATACGATATTTTCCGGCTTCCGTGCCAACATCTGCAGTGACAGTCGCAATCACCGCACTGGTTGTGTTCAGCGCCCGCAAACGGATGGTACAGCCCGGTACAGGCTGACCGGCACCATCAATAAGAGTGCCTGATATAACTGGCATATCACCTCCATAAAAAAAGCCCGCAGGCAGGCTTCCCATTTATCAGAATGCCTCCGGGGAGCAGTCAGATTTGTTCCTGTTAAACGAAAGGGACCGGAAATCCGTTGACATCCTCCTCGCCCTGAAGGGCGGGGCTTGTCGCGCACCTGGTCAATTTGTGAAGTTGCTCCCCGACCGGGAAACCATCACCAGCGGCCAGACGGAAGCAGCAGTGGTGTACTGCCCGCTAACCCTCAGGGAGACGCTGATATCCACGACAGGTGAAGTGGTGTAGACCGAAAAGACAACGGTCTGATACATGGCCGGAATCCCTGCGGTATACGGCATAACCTCCGCCGTTTTCACCTGGCCGTTAATATTTATCGTGACGGTGATGGCACCTGAGCCACCGTTACGCTCACAGTTAGCCATCACCGTGATGGTTTTCCCTATCTGATAGGTGGCGCTGTCGGTATACCGTGTTGAGGTGCTGCGTTCGTCGTTCGTCGCCCTGATGCTCACGCCCTGCATGACTTTTGAGCCGCAGATATCACCGACAAACTCTCTTGCTTCTATCACGCCAGAAAACTTACCGGAGGTGGCATTGATTTCTCCCGTAAACGAGCCAGATACAGCGTTGATATGGCCGCTGATATCCGCATTTTTCGCAGTCAGCTTTCCATCCGGCGTCAGGGAAAATGCCGGAGGATTCCCGCCACTGGTAATGGTCGGCGCGCTCAGGTATTTCAGGAACGCCTCGTTCATGATTATCTGGTCGCCCTGCATGACGAATCCGGGCGTCTCGTCTCCGTTTGCCGGGTTAATATAAGCAATGCGATCCGCCGCCACCAGGAACTGGCTTATCTTCCCGTCAGGCGTGTCTTCCATGCTCAGTCCAAGTCCGGCCACATAATATTTGCCGTCTTTGGTCTGCTCTATTTTGACGCCCCACATGGCGTTCCATTTATCGTTAGCGTCCTTCCACTCCTTCGAAAACTGCTGCAGTTTGCTGGCGTTATCCTCCGTCAGATCTACTTTTTCCAGCAGCTCCTTACCCAGGTGACTTTCAGTTATCTGCCCTTTGAAAAAATCCAGATAGCCTGCGGCATCGTTGCTGGCCTGCCCGGTCGCCTCCACGAATGCGGATTTACCGACCTGATTTACCGCCCGGATATAAAAATAGTAATCCCTGCCGGGCCTGATATTCACGCTGGCCGCTATCCAGTACAGCGCTGTTCCCAGATATCGTGCGGCGTTTTCCACCTGATGGATATCCGTAATCTGCGCGTCTGAAAACCAGAACTCATACTGCACCGTCGGGTCGTATACCGCCTGACGCGGTGTGGCTGTAATCTGGAAATAGCCAGGGGTGAGTTCGATAAATGATGGTGCCGCCGGCGCGGAGATGCTGAACTGTGTGCTGGCCGGGTCTCCCTGTTGTCCCTGGCTGTTCACCGCCCTGACGGACAGGGTGTAGCGTCCCGGCGTCAGCCCCCGGAACCAGTACTGCGTATCCGGCGTTCCTGCGCTGCTTACCAGCCGGTCACTGCCATCTTCCGCCGCCACGTTCAGGCGCAACGAAAAAGAGACGCCCTTAACGACTCGCGGTGTGTCCCAGCGCGCCAGTACCTGATACTGTCCCTCCTCCGCCAGAATTTCTGTGGTCAGATGCTGTATCGCCGGGGGAATGGTGCCGTGAATCGTTCCGGGCTGCGGGTCGAACGATGCCCCGTTGTCCACAATCGATTCTTTTTCCGGAACATGCTGTACGGCGGTGATAGCATACGTTCCGTCGTCGTTTTCCCGGACAGCCACACACCGGAAGAGACGCTGGCGCAGCGACGGCAGTTTCAGCCCCCAGACGCTGTATTCCTCCACGCCGTCCGGTATCCGGCTGACCTTAACCTGCACACCGTCGGTAACAGACTGCACGTCCACGCTGACCGGCGAACCTTCGCCATCCACCAGGCTTATCAGCGTGGTGCCGGACGACGGCAGAGTAATCTCCCTGTCAAGGGTCAGAATGCGACGGTCGCGGTCAACGGACAGAATCCGCCCGCCCAGGCTGATGCCGGCATAATCCTCGTCGCAAACCTCAATCACATCACCGGGAACGTGGCGCACCCCCTCCGCCCCCACACTAAAATCTACCGTCTGGGTTTCCAGCAGCTCCGTTTTTATCAGCCACAGCCCGGCGCGGTGCGCCTGCCCGCGACTGGTACAGCCAAACGCATCCATTTTTACCAGATTGCGTCCGTAGTGACTGATGGCAACCGTGTCTTCCACCAGTTCCGTGGACGTCTGCCAGCCATTATCAGGGTCAGTCCAGTTCACCTCTACCGCATTATGGCGGTCCTTCCGCGCGCTGAAGCTGTAACGAAACGGTGTACCCTCATCCGGCATCATCACATTGCTGCGGGTATAGGTCCAGACTGTATTCGAGGGCCTGTCCTGCACGAAGGTCAGCCTCTGCCCGTTCCACACCGGCATACAACGCATGGCGGAGCAGAAGTCGGTCAGCACATCCCACGCCTTACGCTGCTGCGCCAGATACGCATTAAAGGTCATACGCGGCTCTGTCCCGCCGAATCCGTCAGGGACCATCTGGTCGCAGTACTGGCCTATTGCATACAGCGCCCACCTGTCCACGTCCGCCGCGCCGATTCGCTGCCCCATGCCATAACGGGGATGTGTCAGCACATCCCATAGACACCACGCCGGATTATTGCTGTATGCAGGCTTGAACGTGCCGTCCCAGATGCCGCTGTAGGTTCGCGCTACCGGATCGTAATTCGACGGAACCTGAATAATCCGCCCGCGCAAATGGTAGTTTCTTGTCACCTGCTGGCTGCCGAACTGCTCAGACTCCACCTGCAGGCCAATCACGGCGGTGTTGGGATAGCGCTGCCGGACATCAATAATCTCGGTATACGACGACCAGATCGTATTGTTCTGTAACTGGTCAGTGGTACTGTCTGCCGTCACACGCACCATCCGGATACCGAATGGTCGTGGCGGGAGATTATCCACTATCACCGAGGCCAGATACTGTGTGGTTGTTTTCCCGGTAATCGTAATCTCTTTTTCCACCACCCACTGACCATAGCGCTCAAGATGGATTTGCAGCCTGACCGATGTCGGATTGCGGTCGCCCTTGCTGTTGGCCTCCACCAGTGACTGCACGCCGAACGTAAAACGCAGGCGGTCAATATTTGCAGCCGTGATGGTTCTGGTCACCGGATTGTCGTATTTGACCTGTACACCAAGCACCGTCTCGGCGCCGGACGATTCAAATCCCTCCAGCGGGGTCTGTTCCTGCTCACCGACGCGGTATACCACCTTCACGCCGTGGATATTCGTGTTACCGTCGCGGTCCACCACCGGCGTCTGGTTTACCAGAACACTGTGCAGACCGTTCACCGGGCCTTCTATCGGCCCCTCGCTGATGGCATCAATAACGCTCAGCAGCTGCGTGGATTTAAGGTTATCCGGTGCCTCGCGGGGCGTATGCCCTTTTCCGCCGCCCTTTCCCATTTATTACCCCGTAAAACGACAAAACCGCCCGGAGGCGGTTCTGTCTGAATCTGTTCTGTTGTCAGCGGCCAATCACCACAACCTGACCACCATCTCCTTCATCAGCGGTACTGACTTCCTGGGAAATCACGCGCGACCCCACCTGCATCTCGCCGTACAGCACCGGCAACGTGTTACCGTTGGCAACCAAATTATCCAGCGACGAGAAATACGTGTTCTGCCTGCCGTTATCGGTCTGCCTCATTTCGGACATTTTGGGTTTTGGTGCCAGCATCTGCGCCACACCGCCCAGAATCATCGACGCCCCGGTCATATACATGCCGGATATCGCCGCCGCCCCCAGCCAGCCTGCCGGGTTCCACCAGGCAACAGCAATCAGCGCCGCACCAAGCACCGCCTGAAACACCCCGCCAGATTTGGCCCCGGCCAGACGCGGCACAATATGAATCACCGCGCCAGGCGGCAGCGGATCATGCAGGCTGGTTGTCAGGGTATCAGCCGTAACATCGTCTCCGGCTATGCGTACCTGATACCAGCCGTCGTTCAGTTTCTGCCGGAGACCGGGCAACTGTACCGCCAGTGCCCGGACAGCTTCAGCACCACTGGCTACCTGCAGGCTGACGCGGCGGCAAAATCGTTGCAGATCCCCGTAAAGGCAAATTCGCGCCATGCCCGGTGTCGCCAGATGGAGTGCGTGCGTCGTTGCCATTTGTCGGTATACCTCTCACGTTTACTCAGTTGTTCAGGAATATGGTGCAGCAGCTCTCCGTCGCCGCAGTAAATCGCTGCGTGGTTCGGAACGGAGGAGCCAAAGCAGCAAATCAGCACGTCGCCGGGCTGCGCACTGGCTGCGCTGACACGGTAAAATCCCGTCGTCTCCAGATTATCCAGATAGAGATTGTCACCATGCCGCCACCAGTCGTCGTCCCGGTGAAAATCCGGCATATCAATCCCCGCCAGATGATAGGCATCACGGAACAGTGTGTAACAGTCAAAAACCCCATGTTTAAACTGTCGTCCGGTCAGGTGTGGTACACAGCGGAATTTATGTACCTGGCCGGCGCATACCAGCCACCACGGCAGGTCGCTTTGAATCTGCAACCTGCGGTCCACATCGCTCAGATAAGGCTGACCGCCAGGATGGCTGTGAACCAGCGCCACAATATCCCCCTGCGTTTCAGCCCTCAGCCAGTCCTCCGGCGCCATACGGAAATAATCCTCCGGCGCGGCAGAAATATTCACACAGGGGAGATACCGTTCTCCCGCCTGTGTTCTCACCACGAAGCCGCACGACTCCGCAGGCGCACACCGTCGGGCGTGCGCCAGAATGTCATCACTATTCATATCTGGCTCCGAGAAATAAAAAAACCGCCGAAGCGGTTTTTACGTTATATATTTTAATTTACATATTTTGATTTAGTTTTTCTTTATACCCTTCGATATCAAAATAGAATTGTCTGTTTCCACCCTGATAAAATCCACTCTCAATAATTAATTTTTTATGTGCTCCAACATTCTTAATAAATGATGCGCCATTTCTAATAAAAATAACATCACTGCTACCATCTGATGATGTTCTTGCTTTATAGCGTAATATTTTACCATCATCAAACTTTACAGAAATACTGCATTCCTCATAGAGAATACAGTTAAACTGACCGGGTTTGATTGTTAACAGGACATCAGCTGGTTTAAGAGTGTTAATATCCTGACCCTTTTGTAGTTTTGTCCATTTAGACCTTAGTATAAGCTCCATTTTTGAGCCACCATCATATGGAGCATCGAAATACACATTATTAGTTGACTCAGTCACCAGCTCTTTTATTACTGTACCTCTCATTCCGTCACTGAAGTATTTAGCCTTCCATTGACCCGCGTAAGAGTTAAATGACAGAAAAACAAAAACTAAACAAATAATAATCTTCATGACTATGCCCTTTTTATTAAAACAAGGGCAGATTATCATATTGATTCATTATGCAGCTATTGATTTCTTTAGGCATATTTTAAATTAACTCAGACGGTTGATAGACAGGAAACCTCCAAAGTTTTCTGTATTATTTCGCAATGAACAACCACGTTCACAGCGACTGCAGGCATCCTTTGCGGGATCTGCTGTCGGCTGGTCAAATTCGTCAGCTACTGCTGGGCCAGCATAACCACACTCATCAGAACGGTAAATCCATGTACATGTGTTGGCCAGCATGATACGCCCAGGAAAAACGCTGCCATCAGTTTCAGTAGGCGTTGCCAGGACAAATGTCGCACTAACCGACGTCAGTTCACTACACTGCTCAATCACCCAGCGACTGACAGATTCCTGCTCCGGGTCTGCCTCCTGATTGCCATTGTGGAAATTCACGGCATCGAGAAACCTCGCGTATACCTTCCGGCGTATTACCGTCGCCCCGGCCAGGCTTTGCAAATCCTCCACCATACCGGTCACCATACCGTAAAGATTAGAGACCTTGAGTGACGGGCGCGCAGCTGCACCTTTGCCGTTCATTTCAAATCCGCTACCCTCTATAGGATAAACATCATACTTCCGTCCCTGCCAGGTAACTGCCTCTCCCTTTTCATTCGCCTCGTTACAGAAAAAATAACGATCGCCACCAATTCCTGTCAGATCTATTTCCCATAAAACTACCTGTGCAGATTGTTCTGTCCGGGTAATTTCAGTCAGCGTTGACAATGGAATATCCTGCATACTGTGCTCCTAAATAACAACCTGCTCAAACGTACAATTAAAATCTGTATAACAGGCATAATCCGTAACAGACCATTCCCTGCAGACGATTCTGATTGTCCGATTATGTTTTGGTGGGCGCCATAAAAATGCCTTAACCCCGGAGTGATCAAAAAGAAAATCTTCCAGCGCCTGACGCTCTTCCTCCGACGTAACTCTGAATACAGGCTTAAAACTTTTTAACCTGAAATTGAGTCCTGCAGGTCTTCGTTGTTCATAGCCATCCCCGAATTTAACATTCTGTACCGCTGGCGTAACCGATGACTGCATCCCCTCTCGTGGTATCCAGTAAAATGTTTTCATTGATCACCCGCTCAACATTCCGCCATCACGACGCATGGACTGCATCGTTATCTGTACCCGTGAATCGATCATCTGGATAAGGTTTCTGGCAGCCTGTGGACCGATTTCTCCGTTTTTCCCATCATTCTGGATAGCAATATGATAAACGGGGGAATACACCATTTGACTAGCGCGACCATCACGGCTGCTGGCATCAGCATCTCGCAACGCTCTGACACCAAGTACACCATCCACCGTTCTGGATAACGGCATAATTGCCTCCGGGCCAGCCTCCCCAAATACCCCGGCACCTTTCGCAAAAGCAAACAACGTAGGGGTATTATAAATACCGTTACTAAACGAACTCAGCGACGGGGAATCGTAAACACCACCATTGGCGTTAAATTCAAAGCTGCTGGCAAAACTACTTATAGCCGTTCCGGTACTTTCACCTAAACCGCCTGATATTCCTGATCCAATTCCCATGATGGATTTCAGGATTGTATTAGTCAGCAGGGCCTGCGCGGCCATATCTGTCAGGTTTTTAATAACTGACTGCGCCAGTGATGCAAACATACTAACCATGCCATCCCGGAACGACTGCGTATTCATCAATAACCCGGTTAGCATATTACTGGTTCGTTCCTGCGCAGTCTCAAACAGACCAATACTCAGATTATTGAGATCACCTTGCGAGCGATACAGTTCTACAGCCGTCTGATATTGTGAATCAGCAGAATCCTTAGCGGCTTTTTGCTTCAGCATTTCGTATTGCTCTTTGCTGATCGCATCGTTCTGATAATATGTCTGCAGTAGTGCCTGGCGCTGGGTTAGCTGATTGCGAAGATCTGCCAATGGGTCTACTGTCCCGGCTATATTAAGCAACGGTGCAGATGCCGCATCAGCCTGGGCCTGTAACAGTTCACGGGCCGTACTTTGTGCCAACGTAATTCGGGCCGTCTGATACTCTTTTTCCGTAAGAAGGCGAGCATCTAAAAGGGATTTTAACTCCTGACTTGCTTCGCGCTCTTTATTCAGCGACGCTCTGACTGGCGCATACTGCTCCGCCAGTTCGAGACGCTGTTTCTGATAGTTTTCCGCATTCAGTAACAGGGTTTTCTGGAGATCAGCATCGCTGACGCCATTTTTTTTCGCCGCTTCAGCCAGCTTCCTAGAACTTTCTTGCTCTTGTAGGTTGATACGGCTAAGACTGGTCGCGTGCGCCGCCTCGATTTCACGCCGCAGTTGTTCATACTGGTTAACCTTTGCCTTTTTCTCCTTATCAGTATCCCCGCCTTCTCCACTCCAAGTGGTATTAGGTTTGTCACGTCCTGTATCATTTTTCCCAGGTTTATTCGGCTTAGGCGTGGGGCCGGTCTTCCCTGATTTAGCCTGTTCTATCGCCTCTTTGATAACTTTTTTTCGTTCTTTGAGGAGTTTTAACCCCTGCTCAACGGCATCAAGATCCCCTTTGTAGCGGGTTTTATCGTTCTGTACGCCTTTAAGCTGTCCAAAAGGATCGAAGCCGCTCAATCCATCAATACGACTGTCCGCATCCTGAATCTGTTTAATCAGTTTATTTCGCTGAATAACCTGATTCTCAAACTGTTCATCAATATCCAGCTGTTTCACGTTGAGCTGGTTAAGCGACAGTTTTTTTAGTTCTTCATTGGTTTCAACAACAGCATCTTTCAGGTTTATTGCCGACTGCCGCGCATCTTTGGCCTTTTGATGAAAATATAACAATGCTGACCCTGCCAGCATGGCTGCTCCAAATGGCCCGCCAACCAATGCCAGCGCTCCTTTGGCCAACCCAATAGCAACTGAAGCAGCGCGCGCTGATATAGACAACTGTTTATTGGCTATATTTAGCTGATATTTTGCCTGTGTGGCCAGTAATGTCTGCTCAGTTTCCTGCCTGATCAGGCGGTTAAAATCACGCTGGTAACTGACATTCAAACCATATAATTTGGCCGTTTTTTCCATTTCACGATAATGGCCAAATTCAGCATTATTCTGCGCCAGAATCGCAGCTGTACTCTCCAGCGTTTTCCTGGCTATATCTGCCTGTGCCTGTGCGGCGGCCTTCACTGCCACCTGATTTTCACGCCAGGCACTAATATTCCCGCGAACTCCTGCAGTCAATTTTGTAGCTATAACCGGAATCAACGTATACAGCGCTACGTTGGCGACCGTATTAAAATTATCCGCCAGCCCATTCAGCGCTTCTGTAATGGTCTGAACACCACTTCGCAGCGGGCCATCTCCGCTCTGTCCCACCTTAACAATCAGACCTTCAAAAGCCGAAGTCAGGCTGAGAAGATCACCGTTCAGGTTATTAACCCTGATGGCAGCCTGCTCATGTGCCGTCTGCGTTCCTGTCAGCGCAGTGGTCAGTTCATCCAGTTTGCTCCGGTTATCAACCAGTATCGATGCCGCAGTGATGTTTTCCACACCAAAAAGTTTAACCGCCTGTGCCGTCGACAGGTTTTTCCCTGCAAGATTAGCCAGCGCCTGGCTTAACCCAACGACAGATGGTTTCAGGCTTTTGTCCGCCCCTTTTTCAAGGTTGAGGATAACGTTACGTAAAGCTGTCCCTGCTTCACCACCTTTAATTTCTCGCGCAGCAAGTACCTGAATTGCAGCATTAAGCTGCTCGAACCCTACGCCTGCCTGTGCTGCCGCCACGCCACCATTTTTAATGGCAGCGGCGGTATCCACTATTTCAGACGAGCCGTACTTAGCCCCTGCGGCCAGTACGTTAATATAGCGATCGGCCTGTTCCGCACCGGCGCCAAACTGGTTTAATGACAGTGCCAGTGTTCTGGTTGCATCCGGGAGCGTCGTACCTGCTGCCTGCGCCAGCGTCAGGGCGCTTTTAGTAGCAGCAGAAAGCCCTTCAGAGGTACTCAGAAGCTCTGGTTTAGCCGAGGCCATCAGTTTGATAGCCTCAGCCGCCTGCGATGCGCTGTATTCAGTCGTGCGGCCCATTTCCTGTGCCGCCTGATCGTATAACTTCATCTGCGCAGTACTGGCGCCAGTAATAGCCTGTAAATCAGATAATGACTGTGCGTACTGACGAGTCGTATTGATGATTGCACCGAGTGATAAACCAGCTCCGGCAAATCCTGCCAGCCTGCCAGCAAGCCCGGTTACGGACTCAGAAACACGCCGGTATGCATCCTCTGTTTTTTTAGCATCAGCCTGGGCATTACGGTTAAAACGGCGTGACTGGTTGTCGGCATCACCGTAGGCGCTCATCAGCTGTGATTTAAAATTAGCTGCATTGAGATGCAGCCCGACGGCAAGAGAGGCAACGTCACCCATTACATTAATGCCCTCATAACAGCCGCACACTGATCATCAATACTCTGATTAACCGTTGCGGGAGATGATTCAACAGATGGCGTAGATGCGCTTATATCTTCTGCTTCGGGCCGTTGAAAAATGCCCTGTTTCAGGAAGAAAGCACGCCAGTGGAAAAGTATGTCTGCCGGCAGTGCGGCAATTTTTGACGGGTCAGGCTCGCCCCAGCGATCGGCCAGCCAGAAAATCAGCTCCAGCCAGGGCGAGTCACTCAGTTTTTTTCGGCGGTTTCCAGCTTACCGATGGAATGTTTTTTGACCTTATCGATAGCATCCAGAAGCTCGACGTTGTCGTGTGCCGCCAGCAGTTCCTGTGCTGTAGGTTTATCGCTATCTTTAATTGGCTCACCATCTGGTGTTACAAGACTGTCGACAACGATCTGCACACTAAGCTCAGACGCCTTACGAGAATTACCTTCTGTCTGGGCCTCAATCAGCGCATCCTCATGATCAATCAATTCAGCTGCAGTCAGTCGGCGCAAATAAACTTTTGTGCCAAAAATTTCCGTCTCAACTGGCTCAGATTTAGTTTTAAGCAGCGCTGTTTTCAGTTTTGAAAGGTTAAATTCAGACATATTTCATCCTGTATAACGAAAATAAAAAAGCCGCCATAAACAGGCGGCGATATAGTCAGAGATAAGTAATTAACTACCTGGTGCCGACGGGGCTGCGGATTTTGTTCCCCACTTAATATTATTTTGCTTACCCTGAACGGTAATCTGAATAACCTCGCTGGCCGGGGCGGTGATTTCGTTAACCTGCCAGCCAGCCAGCGCCAGAATCATTGATGCTGTCCGGCCATTAGGCAGTTCGATATAAAACTGGACAGTTTTACGCTGCTCTGCTGCATTAAGGAACGCTGCAAAATCACTGTTCGTCGGATCGTCAATAAATCCCAGCGATTTTTCCGGCCCTTCCGGCAAATCGGAAATGGATTGCTTACTTGTATCAAGAAGCGTGGTGCAATCTACAAAGCCTCCTGTCTGTCCGGTCGCTCCAAGTGCTTTACAGTTAACCAGAGGTTTCAGTGCTGCTTCAGCGTCACCAACCTCGCCGTACTTGACGATCGTTCCAGCAGGCAGCATCGCATATTCTGGCGATGTTTTTTGATCAGCCATAATTTTCTCTCTTTGTATATTGGCAGCGGTCGCTACCTGTTTTGAATGCCGTTTCTGATTTCCACAGCTAACACACGCAGCACAGTCTGGACGTTATAGTCCAGCGCTGGTCTGATAAACGGTTCTGCCACCTGTTTAACCGTTCCGAACTCCTGCGCTAATGCCTTCATATAATGTTGTTTGCTGGGACCGACCCGCAGTGTTACTACTGTGCTACCACGGCTCTTTCGGTTGGAGTTGCGTATTTTGATAGAGTCACGCATATGCTGTGCTGTAGATGTTTCGTCGTAGCCAGCATGTTCTTTCATATCCTCTTCAACAACTTTTAGCGCTTCCCGACCAGCATCTCTAAGGACTTTTGTACCGACTTTTTCTCCAAGGGCCATCAGCTGGCGTTCCAGATCATCCAGGCCTGTAACTTCCATTTTGATCATTCGGCTGATTCCGGATAAACAAAGGTAAAGTCACGAACCAGTCGGTACTGGTTACGCCCGTTTGTCAGGGTTGTTTTATCCTGATGAATCCCTCCTCGATCAACATATTGAACCGGAAAACCGTCAAGCTGGCCGTGTACGATCTGCTTCCATTCGGACCAGATTTTCCTGTCCAGTCGCAACAGGTCTGTATAGGAATCCAGGAGGTAAAGTGAGATCTGAAAGCGGCCTGCAATCAAACCTGTTCGCAATAGTCCGGCGTAGATTCCCGGATCGGAAATTCGTTGAAACGTCACGCCTTCCTGTACAGTATCCGGAAGTAAAAGCGGATAAGCCGCCATCCCTGTAATCCGTTCCAGCGCCGTCTTAATTGCTGACTCGATCATGACGTGTATCTGCCTCCCCGGTTATAACGATGCGATCTGCCAGTCGCTCAACGTTCCTGACCGTATAAATTCGGTTCGTCGTGGCGACTTTCCAGTCAATATCAACTGCACGCGGGTACAACGTAAAAAGACAGGTTTCAACCACCTGTTGCTGATCCAGCGTTCGAACCTTACGGCCTGAAACCAGCTCCTTTTTAGCCCATGCTTCACCATCCAGAACCTCTCTGGCAGGAAGCTCCTCACCAAGCGGCCCACGCCCGGTTTCAATATGGCTCAGCTTTATCCGGCAGTTCAGTTCACCGGGGCGAAGTGGTTTATCACTCATCAGAATGCCTCCGGGAAACCCCGGCCTTCAGGCCGGGGAGCAGTCAAACGGTATGCTCCATGAGCGGAAACAGCAGATATTCAACGCCCAGATCGGCAGGAGACTCGTCACCAGTTCCTGTTGGATTGAGATACCACTGCGAGACCATCATTTTCGCTGCCAGCTTAATATCGTCATCAATAACGTAGCCATTTTCACCATTACCCAGCGCATCGAGCTGTTCCTGACTCTCAACCAGCCTGCAGTAATAGGTTCTTTCTATGCTTCGTTGTGCGGCATTAATCAGCGATGACAACATCTCATCGTGAGCGGTAAAATCCAGCTCCAGACGGAGCTGCGTCTTAGCTTCATCCAATGTCAGTATCATGATCACTGGCTCCCGACTGGGGACTTAATACTTTTTTCGCATCTTCTGGCCAGATGGCAATTCGTCGCTCAACCAATGCTTCCGCATACTGAACATCGAAACAGGCTACATCACCGCGGGAATAGCGATGATATGGTCCCAGAAATGTTACAGCCTTACGCTCTACGTTAACTTCCGTTGAGACCGTGGTCCCATCTACATGGGCATTGGTTTGGTCAGTATCCGCAGTACCTTCATTTTTAACTGTGGTTTCTTCCGTTGGGATCGCGGTTCCATCTTCATAGGTACTGGTTTGGTCTATATCCGCAGTACCTTCATTTTTAACTGCGGTTTTTGGTGTCTTACCTGCCATTACTTTTCTCCTGAAAAAGAAAAAGCCCGCATTTGCGGGCCATATTCGTCAGTGGTTAGAACAGAACCTTAGTGCCAAGCACCATACCTTCCGGATGACGGAAGCCGATATCATGCTCTGTAACGACACGGATCAGGGACTGGTTACGCGAGAACGCTGATACCAGATTCCCGTCTGCATCCTGATATGATGCCTCCTGCGAGAACGCCACTTTCATGTTGCCATCTTCACCAATAACGACATCGTTAAAGTCGGCGAAATAAATCTCTGACTCTTTACCACCAGTACCCAGATTTGCAGGAATTGCGCTGGTTCGCTGGATTGGATACCCCTTCAGCAGTCCCTGGGCCATTTCCGGGTAAACCTTATTACCGTTACCATCACGCAGGCCAAATAGCTTCATGTAGGTACGGTTGGACATACCCCAGCCACAGCTAATCATGTTGCTGTTACCATCCATTGCCATCAGGATGATGCTGTCGAGATACGTATCAATCGTATTCAGGTTAATGTCGGCAGCGGAATCCCATTCCTTCAGACGGTTCCATTCCGTAGCGCGGGCCTTCATCCCGATTGGGGTATCGCCGGTGCCATCATCACGCATAAAGGCCTTGTCTTCACGGACAGAAATCGCGGTAAGAATATCCTGTAATACCAGTTGCTCTACGTTGAACCCGGCGCGACCAATCAGCTGGTTAGAGATAGGCACCATCGCAATCATGGTTTTAGCGGTAAGTTTCACATCGTCGAAGCGTGCTTCTGACGTTTTGGCATCCTTACCTTCGCCGGTATAGCTCGCCGTCGCCCCACCTGCCAGACGCGGCAACGCCATATTGCCGTTCGGCAGCGGAATAGAGCGGGCGCCCAGCTTACGAACAATGGTGCGATCACGAAGTAGTTCGATCACCTCGCTGTGGAGGTTTTGCGGGATAAGAACTCCACCAGAATTCGCCGCCGTATTAATAGCCATCGATACAGATGGGTCATTCAGTTCTTCTGCCGCAAATTTTGCAGCATCCTGAACGTTACCCTGTGCAGCTGCAATCGACATAACAAGACGGGTCATCCCGGCACCGGTATATTGCTTAGGCTCTGTTTTAACGCTGACAGCAGGTGCCTGCTGCGTCGCTTTAACTGGTTTTGCCACAACAGCTGCCGCACGTTCAGCCGCTTCCAGACGGTCGATTTTGGCGCTGATATCACCAAACTGCTGCTGCAGGCTGGCGAACTCCGTCAGTTGCTCTGCCGTCAACGTACCGCCGCCGGCTTCAACTGCTGCCAGTACCTGAACCTGCTGATTAATCCCCGCGCGTTCACGACGTAATTCTTCAATATGATCCATGTTTTTTCTCTCTTTTTGGCATAAAAAAAAGCAGCCCGGAGGCTGCTTTCTGATAATGACGCGTTCGCGTCGGGTTACATTTTTGCTTGCTGGTCCATTACTGCGGCCTGAAGCTTAATTGACGTTGCCTGCTGCGGTTTTTTGTATTTATCTGCAATAGCGTTAATAGCAGACTGCGGATCTGACACCTCATCAGCCAGACCGGCAGTAATAGCATCGGCACCAAAGTAAAGTCCTGCCTGGGTATCAATTACAGCCTGCTGATTCATGCCGCGATATTCAGCTACAGATGCCGTAAATATCTCGTACATATCATCGATCATTCCCTGGAACATCAAATGTGCCTGCTCACTCAGCGGCTCATGTGGCGTACCATTATTCTTATTATCACCACGATAAATAGTGGTGAATTTCAGCCCAACGCTATCTTCCCATTTCGATGCTTCCATATGCTCAAAAATAACGCCGATTGAACCCACTCCGCTTGTTTTACTAACGATAATTTTGCTGCAGGCTGAAGCAATAAAATATGCAGCTGAATAAGCGCTGTAATTCACGATCGCTGTAATTGGTTTTATATCACGTGACTGAAATATATAATCAGCCAGTTCTTTACACCCTACAGCAGCTCCGCCTCCTGAATTTATATCCAGAACAATTTCACTAATTGCAGGGTCATTCAGCGCCATATAAAGCTGGCTGCGGATTCGTTCATAGCTCGTCAGTTCCGTACACATCGCCGTTATCTGCCCACGACGCGGAACCAGAATCCCATGAACGGAGATGACAGCGACACCACCTGCTGGCTGTTCCATAGCTGGCTCCAGCTGGTTATCAGGGGTCAGCACCATAGTAATTCCTGCATCGGTAACAGCACCCTGAATCCGGGGGATAAGCACCGCTTTAACCGAGTCCATTGTCTGGCGCGTAGCATAATGCGGCACGCCAAATACCTGATCTGCCAGATGAGGCAGGTTAATCAATTTCGTCATGGTTTCCACCATTAAAAAAGCCCGTATTACGGACTGGCTTACTCTTCTCCCAGGATGGCTTTAATCTCAAGCATCTGTTGTGCCGTCGGTTTATTTTTCCCGGAAAGTAAATTAGTACTATCAACCATATTCAACGGCGTCAGATATTTATCACCTCCCTGAATCGGAGGCAGGTTTTCCATCCGGCGAATATCGTTAACTGATAACCAGCCCCACTGGCGCCCAAGTGCGTATGATTCATAACGTGATTTCTGATCTCCACGCAGCAATCCTGATACATTAAATTCGATATACAGCTCACCACGTTCACTGGGGAGCAGCAGATCACGCATCAGCGCGCCTTCATGCCGTTTCAGCCAGGCAAGCAGCGTGTACATGACAAACTGCAATCCCTGATGCTCAATATTGTTATTGGTCGCCTTCTCCAGCATTTGCACCATATGTGGCGGGATCTTATATAACCGACAGACCTCCTCAACACCCCACTGCCTGGACTGCAACAGCTGCGCTTTCTCATTATCCTGAGATAGCTGTTTGTAGCTCATCCCTTCCTGAAGTAATGCAACAGAGAATGCGTTTCTTACGCCGGAATATCTGTCCGTCCACTTTGCCAGCAGGCGGTCGATAGCATCCTGATTTTTGATTGTTGGGGCATCTTTTGGACGCTCAATAACGCCGCTCATCGTTGTGCCCCGGCGAAAGACCTGAGAAGCATGCTCTTCCACGGCCAGGTTTAGCCCAAGAACATCCGCGTTCGTCTGTATTGGGGAACTGCCGATATAGCCATCCAGCGAGAAGACCTTCACATGATGCATCATGCGCATTGGCAATGTTTCGCCAATTTCGGGTAGTTCATAATATGGCATCCCGTCCGGTCCTTTCAGAACTATGATTTTTTTGGGATTAACCGGGATTAATTCGCGGGGATACCCTTTTCCATCCCTGTCGATGATCGAGTAGCAATTTCCCTCCAGCCCGAGCAGGCCCTGTTGCTGTTCAAAGTATTCAAATGAAGTGTCTTTTTTATTGGGCTGGGAATGAATCAGATCATAAACAGGATGGTCAGTGGCCCGTTCCCGGCCTCCGTTATCGCGTCGCCGGTACAGTTCACACGGTAGTTGTGCGACTGATTCAGCAAGAAGCGTAACACACGCCCGGACAGCCGATAATGCTATCGCTGTTTCGGGAGTTATAATTATTCCCGCCTTACTCTGGTTTGAACTGACTCCTCCCAGCATCGCTTCCCAAAAACCGCCACCAGATCGTGATTTACCCCGGAACATCTGGGGAATGAACATTATTCACCCCCTGATTTTTGTATGCCGTCTGACGCTATAAGAGCAATGCAGAATGACCATACCAGACAAATTATTCCCCCCACGATCAAACCGGCTGCTGGTGAGACCAGCCATGCACCGGCAGACATCAGACAGGCTCCGGCGAGGCCGATAAAAAAGCTTAAAATCGTTATTAACATGCCACATCTTCCTCGTCATAAACGGATGAGTTACTCTCCCGGCCATTGAGCATCGCGCGGCCGATCCCCATCATCAGGCCAACCGCACCATCGATTTTGTTGCCGGCCCCCTCTTTTACCGGACGTACAACATCATCACTACCCGGTAAATACTTGCCGACAACGTTAGAGATGCACCAGGTCATCAGCGGATTACCGTCATGATGGAAGCGGCCAGCAGCGATCGCAGCCTCAATCTCTCGCATCGGGTCGCTCATGTTGGTGTAGTTCTGGGTGATGGTGACGGGCTCCAGCCCTTCATCCTGCAACATATGGGAAAGGCCGGTGGCGCCATAGGGATCAATCGGGCTGGCCGCTATTTTCACCGTCTCCCGTAAATTCAGGATCGCTTCGTAAATAAGGCGATAATCCACCTCTGCACCGTCAGACGGAACCAGCACGCCCTGATTAACAAAGGACTGATAGCGATCGGCGGTAGTTTTTAGCGCCGGATCTGTCGAATACACGGTATCTTCTGGCACCCAGAACAGAGGCGAAACGCAGTAGTAATGGCTTACTCCGTCGATTTCCCGGCGGAAAACGGGTACAACCGCGTTAAGGTCAAGCTTTGAAGCCAGGTCGATACCGAGATAACACTCTTCCCCCGCAAAATCGGACAGTCTGAGTGTCTTGTCTGCCGTGGTCATCCACTTCTGCAGGTTGTAGTAAGCCGCTTTTGAACTCACCCATTTATTGAAATGCTTGGTGAGTATTTTGTTGGTCTGGCTGGGCGTGGATATCGCCAGCTGCTGCTTGGCCTTAAGGAACCCCTCTTTCACCGAAATGTTGTAATTCGGGTTGGCTTTGATCAGCGCTTCCGGCTGCGTCCAGTCATCTTCATCATCCAGGGTGTAGATGATCCCGAAAATTGCCTCGTTTTCACCACCTTCCCGGATACGCTCCAGTATCTCGACCACCTGAGCACGTTTTTCATAACAAGGCGAGGCAATATCAAAGCCTGCCGTCGTGATGATGAGCGTGATGGGTTGTTCCCTCGCCCCCATACCGGTGGTCATAGTGGTATAGAGCGCGTCAGTATCGTGCTCATGATATTCGTCGATGATGGCGCAGGAGGGTGAATCACCATCGCCGGGATCGCCGATAACGGGTGCGAACAGGGAACCATCCGGGCGCGTCATTTTCTTCGCCCAGGGTTTAATGCTGAACTTCTGGCGCAGAGCCGGAAGTTTTTTCACCATTGCCAGAGCAGGGGCAAAGACTTTCCATGCCTGTTTTTCCGTCGTGGCTCCACAGTAAACTTCCGCAGCGTACTCACCATCGGCGCAGAACATATAATTACCAACGGCCGCCGCGATAGCCGATTTGCCGTTTTTACGTGGTACCTCGATGTAAATCTCAGTGAAGCGACGAAAACCATTATCCTTCCGCACCCAGCCAAACGGCACGCCCAGCGCAAATTTCTGCCAGGGTTCAAAATCAATACGCAGTTTCCGGCGAGCCCACTCACCGGATGTATGCGGCATTTTCTGGGAAAAACGAAGGAAACGTTCTGCTTTATTTTTATCGAAGCGGTAAGGCCACTGTGGATCTCTGGCGCGTTCCAGGTCGTCCAGATGTCGCTGACAGGCAAGAATGGTTAACCGGCAGGCCAGTATCTTCCCGTTCACGACGTCCCGCGCATACTGGTTCGCCGCATTGACGTTCGGATATGTAGCCATCAGTCAAACTCATCAAATTCATTCCCTTCATCGTCCGGATCATTTTTACCGCTGGTCATTCTTATGCGGCTGAGCGGGTCTAACCCGAGAAGTGAACCCAGACGAGCCAGCTGCGAAACGGAGTCATTACGGACATTGATTGCAGGATGTTTTTTCTCACCCCCCATTTCACTTGATACGGTCAGACCATCCTTCGCGATGACTTTTTCGGCCTCAACCATCAGATGAAACGCATTGCAGTACGCCAAGAGTAACGGCGCGTCTTCAAGATCAAAAACACCGCGTTCAATTAAAATTTTGCTTTGAGTTTTCCAGATACGGATCGCTATATCGCTCATTAACTCATCTGGCGGCGCAATCCTGGTCAGCTTGCTTTTCTGACCCTGAGGCAAATTGCGCTTACGGCCACCACCGGAAGATCGCACAGCAATACCCATCAAAACCTCCAATTCAATAGGCTGAGCCTTCCGGAAAAAAGTTTCTTAATTTGGGCGCGTAAAAATTTGACGGGAGCGGCAGTCCTGAAGCGCGAAAGGGGGCAGGGATTTTACCCCCCTACCCCCTGGCCTGTGTAGGCATCAATCAAGGTGGAAGCCATCATTCAGGCTGCGCCGACGACCGCTGCTCACATTGTGTAGACAGGCATTAGAGTTATGCCCTGACTGCTCACAATAGCCGCAGCGCAGGTTGGCGCGGCGCGATGAACCACCTTATGTTTTTGGGCTGTTAGCGACTGAATGCAGTTTTGAACCACAATATGTGCAGTGGATATACACCATCAGTTCAGTCTCTCTCTGGCTGTCTTGGCCCGATGGCATTCCCAGCATAACGATTCCAGATTCGAATCATCATCAGTGCCGCCATGAGCTTTTGGAATGATGTGATCAACGCTGGTCGCTTTCTTAGCTATCTTCTGCCGTCGATGGTTCTGACACAGGTATTGATCACGCTTCAGGATACGCGCACGGATAATGTCCCACTTCGAACCGTAGCCGCGCTGATGTCGGGACTGGCCTGGCTTGTATTGCTTCCAGCTTTCACTTTTATGGCTTTCACAATATCCGGATGGATCTGTTGTTGTACTGTGACAGCCGCACTTACGACAGGCTCGAGGAATTAGTGCTGGCATGGTTCATCCTTACAAAAATCCATGGTGGTGCTCGTGTTCTGCACATAAAAAAGCCTCGCATATGCGAGGCTATGTAAATAAGTGGTAGTGATAATCTAGCAGTTATGTACGGAAAGGTTCTTTAAGAACTACAGGTTTCTCTCCTGCATCCTGGCACCAGTTGTTAAACTCTGTAACAGCTGACATAAGATCACTATCAGCAATGGCAATTCTCTCCGATAATGTATTAATCAGATTTATATCAAAGATAACTATCACTGGTGGAGTAGCATTCGAGTTACCTTTGCTTAATCTAGATACTTCAGCGCGTAACTCTTGGATGTACTTGTTGCGGTCTATATCAAGTCGTCTGATACTTTCGCCAAGTACTTTGCAACGCCCAATTGCCTCATAATTTAATTCAGCCATTTACACCTCGTGTTGCCATAATTCAGAAATTAAGTGTTAAATTATGACGGATAGTTAATGTAAATATCACCATGGAATTTAACTAAATTTAAACACTCAAACCAAATTTCTTTTTTGCATACCCTTTCAATAATTCAACACCAATATCTTTTATTACTGAAATAGGTTCATTACTAAGATTTTTCAAGCGCTCAAAAACATCGTCCTTATCTAGAGACAATGCAAATTCCATACCATCAGTCGTTAATCTAATCTTTGAATTTGTATAATCAAAGTCTCCACTCTTGGTGACAAACAAACCGATGGACTCAGGGGTTCCAGTTTCATTTTTCAAATTACTTATATAGCCCTGTTCTGCAAGCAGCAGTGCATGAAATGCCCCCTCTCCGGTAGTAATGTCATAACCCGATTCAATTAATTCAGATGTGGTTAAAAAGTGCTGATTGGATTCTAAAAAAAGTCCAGTTAGGCCCTTAAGGTAATCAATATTTATTCTCATATTGAAATTCTCGTAGTAATGAATTCTTCATTATATCAATTAACACCCTACCAAAATAGTAATGTTAACAAAAATCAATATGACTTTCCCCGACTCAACATATTTTTTTCTTCTCTTAAAGAGCCATGTATCCATTCGCACGTTATCCTGGCGGTGTAACGTTCGTCAGCGATTGCAGCATATCGTTTAGCTTCTGCTGCAATATCTCCGAGCATGTCGGCAAGCATTCCGGCGGTGGCGTCAGCTGTTTTGCTTCTGACGGCAGCGGCAAGATTTGCGGTGTGCTTTGCGGCGTCCAGGCGGGTGGCAAGTTTTTCTGCTTCGGCACGCAGCTGGCTAACAGTGACAGACAGGCCAGCAGTACTGTCGTAATGCACAAACTGGATTAACCGGCTGTAATCACACCATGCCGGGTAAATACATTTGCACTTCATTCACTACTCGCTCACGAGCAACGTGAAGCAATCTTTTCCGCCCACCAACGCCCCACTTAGCCATTTGACTTGCGCACTGGCTTATCGCTTTGGTTTCCGTGTTGTTGACAGCTCCCCGCCCTGAAGGACGGGGATTCCCACTTCAACGAGCCGAACCTAAGCCGCTTTGAGCGATTCAGGATTTACAGGCTCTCCGTGGGCTAACACTGCCAGCCCGGCAGCTTTGATATTACGTGCCGCGTTAACGTCCCTGTCGTGGTCAGTTCCGCACTCAGGGCACTGCCATTTACGAACATCAAGAGGCATTTTTTTCATGGTGAAACCGCAACAGCTACAGCGTCTTGAGGACGGGAAAAACTGGTCAATGGCGACTACTGACCGCCCGGCCCATTCGCCTTTGTACTGGAGCTGGCGCACAAGTTCGCCCCAGCTCGCGTCTGCTATCGCTTTGGATAGCGACGGGTTGCGGAGCATGTTCTTCACTTTCAGGGATTCGACGCAAACAACTTGGTTATCGTTAATCAGTTTGCGGGATGCCTTGTGCAGGGCATCCAGTCGGCAATCAGCAATTTTCGCGTGGAGTCGGGCCACCTTTAAGCGGGCTTTGGCGCGGTTCTTTGAGCCTTTGGCCTTTTTGCTTAACCGGCGCTGGAGTAGTGCCAGGCGAGCCGCGTATTTAGCGGTATGGCGGGGATTGCCGGACCTGAATCCGGTATCGGTGACGAACAAATCTTTTAAACCAACATCAATGCCGACCATTGAAGAGGTGATCGGCAGTGATGCGGATTCAAATTCGCAAAGGCACGAAACAAAGTACCGCCCTGCGGCATCTTTGGAAATGGTGACGGTAGACGGCACGGACGGCAGCGGACGACTCCAGCGCACGTCTAAGGGGATTTTGTTCTTTGCCATGTACAGCTTGCCGTCGCGGTATTTAAACGCGCTCGCAGTGAACTCAGCCGCCTGCCTGTGCCGTTTGCTTTTGAATGTCGGATATGCAGCCCGTCCGGCGAAGAAGTTAGCAAAGGCGGTTTGTTGGTGGCGCAAAGACTGCTGGAGGGGAACGCAGGAAACGT